CAGGGGAGCTGTCGGAATTGAGGGAGGCCGGAACAGCGGGAGGCTTTACGCCTCCCTTGGACGCGAACTCCGCTTCAACTTCAGCTCGAATGGATGCTTTGAGCTTTTCTCGGTAGGCGACCGGATGGCCGTTCACAAAACGTAACTCGCGATGCAGTAGGCCTTGCTTATAGGCGTAGTCCGCCGGGTTGCGCTCCTGCCGCAGACGCGCGAATAACGACGGGTCCGCTTCGGCTGCCTCCAAAAAAGCCGCCTGCATCTCGTCGTAGTCCGTGTGTCGCTGGCGTGCGATCTCAGCCGTGAGGTTGCAGCGCTCGACAAAGAGTGTTTCCTGCAGCTGTTCCCGTTCGCTTTTGAGTGCGCCGGGAAGATCAGTCCAGGGATCAATCGGCTCTTTCTTCGGTGCTTCCAACTCACGCAGTCGCGCTTCGACGGCCTGACGCTTCTCGCGCTCGGCCTGCATGGCCTTTTTGTAGGCTTGTTCCTTCTCGGACTCTTGGACTAGCGGGGTAGCAACCACCGGCGGTGTGACGACCGGAGGAGTGACCTCGGGAGGCGTGACAACTGGAGTGGCCTCGACCTTGGGTTCGGCTTTCGCCTCCGCCTTGGGTTCGGCTTTCGGCTCCTCGGTCGGCGTCACCGAGACAAAACGCCCGTTTTCATCACGCGCACGATTACCAATCAACGAGTCCAGAGACGGACTTTCGTCAGCCATACATCCACCTATCGTTTGGATTTACGAAACGCCCGAACAGCGGCGACCTGTTACCCTGTTGACGGAGGGATGCCCGAATTCGCCCTTAAGCTGGCGGCGCTATAGATTCAGCACATGAAAGCGGAAATTCCGACAGCCTACGCATGGCTCAAAGATGCGCTGCAGCCGCACTGCTCAACCGTTTTCGCGGCGACGACAGATCATGGAGCGTCATTGGCTATCGGGGTGGCTGGAGGCGCTCGGCGACACGTTCGCATCGTCGAATCCAGCCAAATCAGTTTGAATACGGACGTAGCCGAGGGCCGGCTGACACGTGAGTCAGTCGTGCAAGAGATCCTCAGTCATCTAACGCCGTAAGCAGGCTTATGCGGCTCCCTGCCGCTGCTATGCGCCTATCGACCGGTCAGTGAGCAGTCCAGTTGGTGCCATTGCAGACGGCTAGTGCATATGTTGAGCTGCCGCCGGTTAACGTAGCGTTGTAGGTCGGAGAGCTGGCATCAGTGACGCCCCACATCTGACCCTTGGCCCCGGCATTGCAGGTCGGCAGCGACCCGACCACCGTATTCGGAACGACAATACCGGCCGCTGCGGTGAGCGTGCCTGCAACTGTGCTAACAGAGGTTGAGGGAGTGTTAGCTGCTGTCACCGTAAAGACATCAGTTGATCCCGCACAAATATGCACCGACGTATTTTGCCCACTGCTGCCAGCGTCACAGCTAGACGTCGTGCCGATGATGACGTTGTTCCCACCCGTCGTGAGGGTGGTAGAGGCCACATTCTGCCCGATGATGACGTTGTTGCTGCCCGTGGTAATGACTTGGCCAGCGTGCCATCCGAGCGCCACATTGTTGCTGCCGCTCGTAATCGTCTGCATGGAGCGGTCGCCAATCGCCAAGTTACTTCCAGCCGAAGTACGGGTATTGTTACCCATAGTGTTAAAGCCGATGGCAATGTTCTCGTTTCCGGTTGAGCTAGTTTGTCCCTGCAATGCCTGCATGCCGATGGCAACGCTCGTCGTATCAGCAGTAGAGTTTTGCGACGCATTCGTCCCTACGGCAACGTTGTTGGACCCAGAAGTATTGAACTGCAGAGCATTCGAACCCACTCCTGTAATGCTGGAGACAGCGTCAAGACTCGAACCCGCGCTTGTACCTACCAGCGTATTGCTATTTCCAGTAGCAAGAGTTTGCAGCGCTCCGCTACCGACAGCGACGTTGAATGATGCGGTGGTCAGCGTGTTAGAGCTGAGCGAATTGAGTCCGACTGCAGTATTGTCATGCGCAGTCGTGGCAGCAGGGCTTTTGAGTGCACTCGCTCCGACTGCTGTGTTATTGCCGCCTGTCGTGCTCGTGCTGCCTTGCAAGGTCAGATAGCCAATGGCCGTATCGTTGCTGATGGTGGAGGCATTGGCGGTCGTTCCAGAGCCGCCCCACATCGCTTCATATCCGACCATGGTACAAGCCGTGCAAGTCTGATTGCGGCCTGCATTAGACCCCACGGCGGTCGAGTTCAATTCGCCTACGGTGTCGCGCATGGCATCTTCGCCCAGCGCAACGTTACCGCTGCCCGTAGTCTCGGCGCCCATCGTATTGACGCCCAGCGCGGTATTGAAGGCGCAAGTGGTACAAAAGGCGCCGCTATCCCAACCGATAAACGTATTTTCACCGCCGGTCATGCCAGCGCCGAGGGCGCCGCCGCTGTTGTATCCGACCGAGGTCGTCAGATTGACCGCCGTACTCGTAATCGAAAGACCTTTACCGGCATTGAGTCCCAGCAGCGTTGCGCTGATAGCGTTGACGCCGTTGACCGGAAACCACGCCCAAGTCACGCCTCCATACTGAAACGGCGCGGTGGTGCTGGTGGCGTTGATGCTGGTGATGGTTGGCGATGTCAGCGCACTCGGCGCCGCCGTCGAGCCGCTGGTGTTGCCGATGATGGTGCCGTCAGCGATCGGCGGTAATTGGTCCGTAGTGGATGGAGCGGGACCGGAATGAATTGCTGCGCTTCCGATTACAGGAAACAGCAGAAGTATTAGCCAGCGCATGTTAGATCCCAAATCCTACGGTGAAATAGACCGTTCCAGTTCCAGAGGCGAGAATCGCGGCCACGTAAGTGGCTTCGGGAGGGATGCTCAGGACTTCCACCGCGCCCACGGCAATGGGGACGCTGGTCGAGGTCGCGGCTGTAATGCTTGATCCCCCGAACGCGATGAACGCAACCGCGCCGGCGTTGTTGAAAATCCGCAACGAGCGTGAGGGTATTCCCGAGGGCAACGCCACACTCGCCGAACTCGTCGTCGCCGATATATTGACGGTGGACGTGTTGGTGATGGCAAAGGGCGCTTGAGCCCACGCGATCGGGCTCAACAACGCGAATGCGACAATCCCTGCTCTGATGAGCTTCAACATGGCTAATACTCCAGTGCAGTCAGAATGGTGAACAACGCGTCTTCGTCGTCACGTTCCATGGACGCATGCATTAGCGCCCGGATTTCGGCATCGATCTGTGCGGATCGATCCGGTGCACTGGCGTGATAGCCAGCGGATAAAGGAATGGTCCCCGACGTCTCCGATGGCGCAATACGTTTTGGTAATTCAACCGATGGCACAACGCTAGATCGGACAGCCGCTTTGGGTTGCTTGCGCCGATAGAACCCCTCCGCCATTCGCGGAGTAGTTGGGCTATCCACAGCCGCAGCATTGCTACCCAAGAGCAGAAGCAGCATTTACGCGACCGTGGCGCCCGCGATCCTGCCTTGACTGTCGCGTTCAACCGATATCTTGCGCGGCTTCGCTTTCTCGGCGCCGTTCGCTTTGGCCGATTGCTCTTGCTGAGCGGCGGTAGCCGCCCGCGCTTTCTCGCGCTCCTGGTGCAACTGCTGGTTGTGCTGCAAGGCTAGATCCGAAACCTGCTTCTTGTGCTCGACCTGTTGGGCTTCCAATTTGGCGGTGAGTGTGTTGATGGCCGCTTCCTTGGCCGCCCCATCCACCACTGAATTGGCCGCATCCTGCGTGGCCTTGAGATTCTGAGCTGCCAACAATTGCAGTGACTTCAGCTCGATCTCCTTGGCGTTCAGCATCTCCATCTGTGCCTCGAGTTCCTGTTGGCGGGCGGCAAACTGCGCTTCCAACGCACTGCTCTTGGCCTGCAGTCCGTCCTGCATCGCCTTCAGGTTGGCCATCTGCAGCTTCACCTCGGAGGTCTGCTGCGTCAGCTCCTGTTCAGTGGCTTGCTGCTCCTGGGTCTTCTGCTGCTGCGCCTGCGCGATATCGTTGATCTGCTTCTCTTTGGCCTGAAGCATCTGCTGCACTTGCGGCGGAATCTCCGTGCCATCTGGCAGCTTCCCCGACATGGCATCCAAGACCTTCTTCTTGGTCGCACTCGACAGTCCCGAAGCCTCGATCAGGGCTTGAGGCGGGATCTGGATATGGGCTTCACCGGCCAGGCTAGTCAGGGCTTGGAAGTCCTCCTGCTGCACGGTCGCCACTTCCGGCGCCTCATCGATGATGATGTCCATCTCCATGTCGGCCATCACATTCATCCGCGCACCGGGGACTTTCATGCCCTTCTGCACATGCGGATGGTTATCGGGGTACGTCGAGTTCACCGGCATGAACTTGGTCTGCTCCCCTTCCGTGATGCGGATGTACTGCTCGGAGCTCCAGAACTGCTTCATGCGGTTAAACGCCGCGGTCATTACCCGTTTCTGCCAGAAGCGGATGCTGTCGCCCTGAATCCCGAGCGTGATCATTCCACCCTGTTGATCCAGCTGCTTCGCGCGACCCGATAAATCCCCCGTGGTACCCAGGAGCGCTTCATTGGGTCCGGTGGCCGAGAGAGCCAGTTGCGCTTCCTGCAGGAGCTTGAACTGCCCTTCGGCCAGGTCTGCGTTCTCGCGCACCTCGAGCTTCATGCCGGGGGTGTATTCGACGAACCCATCCGGCTTCGACAGCTCTTTACGGGCCGCCTCCTTGTCCTCCACAGCGCCTTTCTCAGCCAGTGCTTGGTTCACCGAGAGCAAATGCAGAGACTTGGAG